CATTGTCGTAAAGGTCATCTCTTTCAGAAGAAGTCAATCTATCTTTCACATTGACAACAGTCACGCCGGCCAGACCGGAAGAAAGACCGCCCCGATTGAAGCCAGCCGGAGCAAACCAAACATCGGAAGTTTGCTTAACTCGTCCAAACACACCAAGCATTGGGACAGAGGGAGGAACAGCAACAGTCGCATCATTTCTTGTATCAACAATGTCAACCCAAGGATAGAAAGTACAAGCGTAAGAGTGATTGACTTGTGCCAAGTCACCTCGCCTATGATTGATGGCACCAGAGACGGTTCCTCTTTTGGCATCTGTGCCAACTTCAGAGGGTTTGAGAACTTCAAGCGGACGGTATTGTGAATCCAAATCAAGAACTGCTAGCATATCACCTCTTTCGCGAGCATAGTCAGCCAGTTGAACGTTCAAGTTGGGCTCCATAAGACCGGGAACTGCTGCAACATCTGCATCCAAGAATTCCGGATCTTTGAACATTTTGATAGCCGTGAGAACCGAGTACCAAGCATAGTTTCCACGTCCATCAGTAGAAGCGCCGCCATCCAACTCATCAATCGAGAAAGGATCTTTTTGTTTGATATCAACACCATCCAAGCCGCCGTGCAGAGGCATTGTGAATTTATTATAACCAGCATCCAAAACAGTTTTCCAACCTTCGGAAGTGTTGCTGTAGAGTCTCACCAACTCAGCAGGGGCTTTACCAGCGCCTTCTGCTTTATAATAAATACCGGTAGCAGAAAGGGAACTTCCGCCAGTTCGGTTTGTGCTAGCATAGACTGCATCATCTTGCCACCCTTTTGTAGAGGAAGAAGCTTGTCGAACATCATCCAAAGAGAACGCGAAGGTATGAACAGTGCCGGTTCCTTTTTCCCAAGAATCGCGAGCAGCGCCCGAACCATCACCTTCCAGAGGGTAAGTAAGGTCTGAATAAGCTCTAGAATAAAAGCGACCGGTATCTTCGCGTGTCGTTCGAACGCCAAAATAAGCCCCTCTTGCCAATCCACGGGTAGCGTTTGAAGCAGTCACCCGAAGAAGATAGTCTGGCCATTCCAAAGAGCCAGTGAAAACAGTGCCATTAGAAGTAATACACTTAGCAACCCCAGTAGTATCTTGACTGTATGCTACCGAGGAGGATGCGTAAGAGCCAGACCAGTTAAGATATCCAGTAGCGGGATCAAGTGCGCCAGAGCAAATCTGAAACTTTTGTCGTCGCGCTGGTCCCAAGAAGCCAAACGGAACCAGTTCCGGATTTGCGTTACCTGCCTTGACAGTTGGGTGCATTTCAACTCGAATATAACGAGATTGGTTTGGAAACTCTCCAACAACATCAAACTTGTCAGTTGTTTGATCCAATTTAAGATACTGATCTCCAATCCTTCTAGCGACATAATCAGAAGAGCGTGGATTAAGGTTCAAATCATCAAATGCTTCCAAGATTTCCGGAGCATCATCTCTATCACCAACCCCTCGGACTTGAACACTGAAAGTAGGATAAGGATCGGCAGCAGAGTCCACCTTTGTATAGCGAATATTTGAAATGGAAACTTTAAGGTTTTTCGAAGCCCAGCTTCCTTCCGTAAGACCAACCAAGCGGAAAAGTCTCTGAGGAGGGTTATCAATCGGGTCAAAAGAACCTGACGCTCCCAGATCTTGCGAAAATACATATCCAGTCTTTGCAGCTTGTGCTGGGTATTGATAGTCCGATTTGTTGTTCTCGGTTTCTTTATCCAAGGCTGTAATGAAAGCTAACGTATTTGAATTTGCATCTGCATCTGCTAATTTTTTAATATTATCTTCAAAAGTCTCACCAACCCAGAAAAGTTCTCTTTTATCATTCAAGGCAGAGTTACAAGCAACAGGGCTTGTGTTCATTGCTTTGCGAATAAAGTTTGCCTTATCAGGGTTCAAAGAGACTTTATATTGCTTAGTTTGGATCTCATCATATCCAGCGGCAATAGAAGATGCAAAGTAAATATCGATGTCTGCCGTGTTCATCTTTTCAGAGAATGGAAACAATTTATGAGTTTTGGCGTTTGACGCGGTGCCGACAGAGAGAGAAGCTTTTTCATCAACGTAGAAAACTGCCGCAAGGGAGCCGGTTCCGTGATTGCCACTAGAAGCCGAAGGCAGCAGCCAAAGACCATAAGCACCACCGTTAGCCGCTAAAGCATCCGAAGGTGCGATCACGGTCGTTTTCCAACCAGCATAGCCATCAGCAGTTGGTGTTGGGTGTTGATATCCACCCAGTCGGATAAAAGTGACAGGAGCAGCATTTCTCAGATAAGCAACAGCGGCGTGTGCTCCATAGTGGGGGGAAGTTGTGTTTTCATCTCGCCATCCATCACCTGCCGAAAGACCACCAGCAGCAGGAACTCCAAAAACTCGAACAAATTCATCAACAGAACTGACAACGACCGGCTTCATAATTGGACCTTGCTGAGAACGACCAACGATCACAGGGCCAACCTCTGAAAGAACTGGGTTATCGATCACACTTTGATCGATTTCTTCAATTCGAATTCCGGGGGATCTAAATCTAAAATTTTTAGCGGACATTCAATAATCTCCTATACATCAAATATCATTTTTCTTATAATAAATAGGTTGATTAGGTTCAAAAAGAATTATTCTCCAAAGTTTCTATAATCTTTTACAGGATCAGTTCGATCATTCTTTTCGCCTAAACTAGACTTTTCTCTCATAAACCTAACTTGAACTGGGTTTTCTCTTTCGACCAAGAAAGGCTTCGCTTGGTTATCACCTTCGCCGACAAGATAAGCAAAGACATTTATATTTACTTTTGCTTCGTATGTTCTTTCTTCGGAGCCCATATTCTCAACGTTGTTTGCAATTCCAAAATCATCTTGGATGAAGGCTTCATAAAAATGACCATTTCTAGAAAGGGGGAAATAGTTAATCCCACCAACATTAGAAATAAATGGATTGATCATTTGGTTCATTTGCTGCTGGAACTGGGTCTTGATACTGATCTGATAGTTTGCTTCAATGTAAACCGGAAGTGGAATAGAAATTGTTTTAAAAACCTCTTTCTTTTCTCTTTTCTTTGGAAGAACAAAGTTGATTTGTCTTATTCCGGGGTTTTTGAAAGCATCAGCGTTTGCAAAGTTTGCTGTTTTGTTTTGATTTAATTTCTTTGTGATTTTTACTGCCCCGCCTCTATAGTCATTGATTTCCGGCATTGGAGCAAAAAAGACACCGCGCTTGTCTCTTGGCTTTGTGACGCTTGTTCTTGCAATTGTCATAATAGGATAGATCAAGCCGCCTTCAGAGTCTCGAAGCTCTTTGTCGTTTTTAGACTGAAAGGATCTTTCAGCCGAAGTCCAAATAACTGGAACCTTTTCAAAGCCTTTGTTTGTTTCTATAGAAATATTAAGATGCTCATCAACCCATTCAAAAACAGAGAAATCAATGTTTTCCAAGTTTGAAGGTTGAAGATAAACAACTTCCGCATTTTCTAGCTTTTCATCTCTTTTTTTATTGTGCATTGAAAGTTCCTTCTCTTGCTCGGATACATTCTGCCATTATCTCAAAAGACTTGTCCCCTCGCCCAAATAGTTGACGAGGTTCAGTCAAGGTGACAATCTCATAAAAGAAATCAGCATAAAGAACAAAGTCGCCCTCTCTAACAAAAAGGTCTTGGTCTTCTGTCAACCTTCTTTTGTGAAAGTTGATTGAGATCTTCCTTAAGCGATCAATCCCATACCCTGTATTATTTGTTTCGTGGGAATCCCACTTAACCATTGCGTGAACCCTGACCGGAGGAAGAAAGGTCTTTTCTATAGACTCTCCATAAAGAGGATGGAAGTTTGTCAACTCCAAATCAATAGGGTAATAAAGGATAGTTTGTCCAATAACACGCTCGATCAGTTCATCGTTGACTTGCTTAACCAGATCTCTTTCTTTCTGGTTCAAAAACATTGGAGGAGGTGGAGCGTCCGGCTGTGACCATTTATTGTTTGTTGACATTGATTACTTCCTTATCCCATCAAGATATAATTTGGAGCAGATGTGAAAACCTTTTGTGCATTCTCTGTCATTTGAGCATCTGTTTCAATTAGCTTTGGATAAGTCATTTCATCCAAGATTGTTTTTAGTTCTTCTCTTAGTTTATCTTGCTCTTCTTTACCTTGTGAAAGCAATTCAGAGTGGTTAAGAGTAACAGACTCGCCGGGAATTGGAAGGGTGCTGAATTTCCCTCGAATTTGTCCCAGCATTTCTTTTGAAAGGGCCAAGGCAAACCTTCTAATCCATTGCTTTCCGATTGAGTTGATACTTTCAAATGGAATATTTGCAAATGGAAGAGTGTTCATATTGTTGACACCATCAACACCGGAGGGTCGATCTGCGTCATCCTCCCAAGGATCTCCATCTACAGTGAACTCAAACCACATCTTTTTGTTGTTCAAGAGAGAAGGCGGAATAGGAAAGATCCTAATCTTGTTATTTCTAATCTCATAAGAATAGTTGGACGTTCTGGTTCTGATTGCATCTTCATACTCGGCTGCTTGGGCCTTGTTCTGCCAAACTGGAACCAATTGGAAAGTAGAATCGTCTGCAAACTGACCATATGTACTCAAGTTGCCTGTTGCGCCCAGACCGCCATAATACCCATAAAACCTCCAGATTGCTCTAGGAGAAAGATAATAAACTCTTCTGATCATAATTCTTTTGTTTTGATAATCAATTGTTGCTGGTAG